AGACCCCACGGTGATCCTCACGGAAGACCGGGTGGCCTTCCCCTGGTTCAAGCGGATGCTCGGCGCAAACGAAAGCCTGACGGTCATGCAGTTCATCACCGCGATTTGCCGGATGGCCAAAAACGCGAAGCGGATTACCGCGAAAGAAAAGGAAGTCCCCAACGACAAATACGCCTTCCGGTGTTTCCTGCTGAGGCTCGGATTCATCGGAACGGAATACAAAGAGACCCGCAAGCAGCTGCTCAAGAGACTGGAAGGTTCCAGCGCATTCCGCACCACGGAAAACAAAGAAGCCGAACAGGCGGAAAGCGTGGCATGAGATGATTACGGTGAGCAAGGGAATCATTGAGGAACTCAAACAGGAATATCCGAAGGGGACACGGGTCGAGCTGGTCAGCATGGAAGACCGGCAGGCCCCGCCTCCGGGCACACGGGGAACGGTCATCGGGGTGGACAGCATAGGAAGCCTGCTGGTGCATTGGGACAACGGCTCAAGCCTGAACGTGCTGTACCTGATTGACACGGTCCGGAAGCTGCACCCGGTCAGGACGATCTGCTACAAAGATGAGCAGCTTTGGGAAGATGCCAAAGACGCCAAGTCCTACTTCTTCCAAGCGATGTGCGGCTCTGACGGGAGCGAACGGGAACGCTACACAAACGTCTACACCAAGTTAATGGCAGGACAGGAGGTGTGTAGCGATGAACGATAAGGTAAGAGAGCAGATCCTCAAGGTAAGGGACACGGGCAAGACTAACATGCTTGACACCACCATGGTACAACGCATCGGTCTCAACATGCATTTGTACGATATGGTCATCTTCATTGAAGAGAACCGCACCGAGTACGTGAACTTCATCCTTCACGGGGATGAGAAAGCACGGAAGGAAAAAGCAAAGACACGCTTCGAAAAGGACTACGCCAAAGTGATGGAATGGGACGAAGACGCCGAGGACATCATTAAGCGGCGCAAGGAAGAAATAAAAAATTTGGAACGCGAAGGGCGACAGTGCCGGAACGGATTCAGAATGAAATGCATCCGGCAGGAGCTGGACAGACTGGAACATGAGCTGGGCATCTTGGTAGACCTGCTGTAAAAAGAATACCGAACGGGAGACTTCCGAAAGGAGGTCTCCTTTTCTTATGGGCCGGGCAAGAGTTATCCACAAGGTTATCCACAGCCCCCCAAGGTACTGTGACGGCCCCCACCCAGCCCGAGCATGGCTTGCGAGGCCCGATTTTCGCGTAGTCAGTAATGCGAAAAACAGGGCATTTCCGTTCCGCATGTAAAGCAAAAAAGGAGCAAAAAAAATATGGAAAAAATACTGAAAATTACATCCGAAACAGAGGTTACTCCTACAGAATTAGCCTGTGTTTTGGGTATAACTGCAAGACGAATCCGCCAGCTTTCTGAAGACGGCCAGCTGATAAAGAGCAGTTCAGGAAAATTCAACCTGGCTGATTCGGTGCAGAGATATCAAACTATTTTTTCCAAAGCCAACAATCAGCCGAATGATGAAGAAAAGGAACAGGACAAAAAAAGAATAAGTGCGGAAGTTTCGCTGAAGCAAAGTAAAGCCATCAAGGCAGGTTTAGAAGTCGAGGAACTTCGTGGAAAGCTACATCGTTCTGAAGATGTGGCAAACATGACAGAAGATTTGATTTTCACGCTGCGTTCTCATCTCATTGCCCTGCCCGGTCGAATCGCTGTTGATGTTGCCGAAGCCGCGAACGCTGCCGAGGCCGCAGAAATCATCCGGAAAGAAACACATCTGATGATGGAAGACATGATGCGTTACCGCTACGACCCGGAGAAATATGCCGAACGTGTGAGGGAGCGCCAGCGTTGGGAGAAAAAGGATGACATCACAGAAGAATGATAAAGAACGGAAGGAAGCAGAACGGCGGAAAAAGGCGGAGCAACGTAAAAAGGATATCAAACGCCTAAATGCTGTACTGGCCAAAGTGCTAACCGGCTTGAAACCGCCAGACGATTTGACGGTTTCCGAGTGGGCTGAAAAAAAGCGCAGGTTGTCTTCCGAATCGTCAGCTGAACCCGGACCATGGCGAACGTCCCGGACACCATATCTGCGGGAACCGATGGATGCTTTCACGGATCCGAAAGTGCGGCGCATTGTCATGGTGGCTGCTTCGCAGGTCGGCAAGTCGGAATTCATAAACAATACTATCGGGTACATCATAGACGAAGATCCCGGCAGTATTCTTTTTGTACATCCCACGACCATTGATGCCAAAGAATACTCAAAGCTCCGTATCGCACCAATGATACGTGACTGCCCCACACTGGCGGAAAAAGTGGTCTCCCCAAAAAGCCGGGATACAGGCAACACCATTCTGCAGAAAACATACCCCGGTGGCATCCTGACCATGTGCGGATCTACCGAGGCACATTCGCTGGCATCAAAGCCAATCCGGTATGTGTTCGGTGACGAACGTGACCGCTGGGCAACATCAGCCGGCAACGAAGGTGATCCATGGGGACTGGCCATGGCACGGCAGCGGACATTTTATAACGCGAAGGCCGTGGAAGTAAGTACACCGACCATCAAGGGGTGGAGCGCAATAGAGGCTTCCTACTCCGAAGGCACCATGGAGCGCTGGAAAAGTCGCTGCCCTCACTGCGGTGAGTATTTTGAGATAAAGTTTGCAGATATCCGGTACGAATACGATATGAAAGTCGTGGCCGGAAAGAAAACATACAAGGTCACGAACGTGTACCACATCTGCCCCGGATGCGGATACATCGGCAGCGAAATGGAATTGAAGCGCCAGCCTGCCCGGTGGGAAGCTGAAAACCCTGCCGCCATCGAACACGGTGTGCGGTCTTTTTGGTTGAACGCTTTTGTTTCGGCCTGGGCCACATGGCCATCTATCATACTGGAATATCTGAAGGCCATCGGCGACACAAAGAAACTGCAGGTTGTGTACAACACTTCCTTCGGGGAATTATGGGAAGACCGAGGCGACATTCAAGATGAAGATTCCCTTATGGCCAGACGCGAGGAATACAGTGCGGAACTGCCGGAAGGAGTTCTCTGTCTGACCGCCGGCATCGATACGCAGGACAACCGCATGGAATATGAGATTGTTGGCCATGGACATTTTGGTGAGACATGGGGAATTGAAAAAGGAATAGTCATGGGCGTACCGGATGAACCGGAAACATGGATCGCTTTGGATCAGCAGGTCTTTGACAGGATACTTCATTTTGCTGACGGGCTGGGCCTGCGTATTTCACTATCTTTTGTTGATGAGGGCGGTCACTACACACAGGATGTGCGCCAGCAATGTAACCGGCGCATCGGGAAAAAAGTGTTTGCCATAAAAGGTTTGCCCGGTCCGGACAAACCTTTTACTGCTCCACCAAAGAAGATGCGCATCGTGATAAACGGCAGGACAGTCGGAAACTGCTGGCAGTATCAGATTGGTGTCGATTCTGGAAAGCAAAGCATCATGGACAACCTGCTGGTGCAGACTCCCGGGAGCAAGTATTGCCATTTTCCAAAGCGTGACGATTATGGAGCAGCTTTTTTCAAAGGACTGCTGTCAGAACACCTTGTCTATAAGGCGGGACTCAAGCAGCCGTGGCAATGGGAAATCATACCAGGTCATGAACGCAATGAGGCTCTTGACTGCAGAAATTATGCGCTGGCCGCATTCCGGGCGATGAATCCGAATCTGGATGCCATCGAACGCAAAATTAAAATGTCAAGGGGAATCGCGGTGCCGCAGCAGACACCTGTTGCCCAGGCACAGCCGAAAAAGCAGAACAAACCAAAGCGGAACAACATATCAAAATACTATGAGGACTGGTGACAGATATGGCGACTAAAAAAACAGAAATCCAGAAGCGACTAATATTCCGTCAGGAAATGCTGGACGAACTGCGGGAAGCATTGAGGGCTTTGGTAAAAGGCGGTGCAAAATCGTATCGAATCCATAACCGCGAACTTACCCGGTTTGATATTCCTGCTCTGACGGAAGAAATCAGGAAAATGGAAGAGGAAGTGGACGAACTCGAAGCCCAGCTGGAAGGCGGTCGGGCAAGGAAAGCCTTCGGGATTCTTCCCAGGGACTGGTAAGGGTACACGCTCTTTCAGGAGCTTACCACGGCGGCAGCATCTTTGCTCCTTTCAGGTGCTGTCGCCATTTAAATTGGAGGCGTAAATATGAACAAAAGAATGCGAAACCGAAACAGAAGCCGTCCGCAGGCATCCGGGTACAGCGATGCCGGGGCCAGCCTTGTGAAACGTGCAATCCGTGGTTTTAGGGCTGTCAGTCAGTCCCCGCTGATGGACATCGACATGAACAACATGACGCTCCGGCAGCGGTCGCGAATGTTGTATATGGCTGCACCTGTTGCCACCTCCGCCATCGATACAAATCGCACGAAGGTTGTTGGTGTGGGACTCACCATACAGGCCAGCCCGGATATTGATGTCCTTGGAATGACTCCCGA